TACGACCCGACGAAGAAGAGCATCAAGCGATCCGCCGACGACTGCGGCCGCGACGAAGGCGGCCGGTTCGGGAAGGGCAACACGTGCCAGGCCCTCCTCGACCAGCTCAGCGACGCCCTTGGCGACCATGAAGCCGAAGGAGGAAAGCTCGTCGGCGGGCTCCGCAACAAGTACGGCGAGCAGACGGACGTCTCCAGAAAGCTCAATCAGATGGGCGTGAAGGAGGAGGCGTTGGCCGACCTGATCAAGCAGATGGGCGGGCAGCCGGCCAAGACCAGGTCGCAGATCGCCAAGCATGTCGTTCACATCGCCGTGGTCTCTCACAAGGGCGAGGACCTCTACCACATCGACCTCGGCTACATGGAGGCCAAGATCTACTCCACGGGCAAGAGCGATCAGGACCTGGAGAAAATCAAGGACGCTGCCGCGAGAACATTCCCGTCGACCTACTTCCGCAAGGGCACCCCATTCGAGGTCCACGTGCACGACAACGATGACGATTTCAAGGAAGGGAAGTTCACCGACAAATCGTCTCGGTCGCTGGCCCTCCGGATGGAATCACTCAAGGCTTTTCACGAGTCGAGAAACTGCGGCACCGGCCCCGGCGGCTTCCAGCCAGGCAACACGTGCGCCCACAGCAAAACCGCCGACGTGGCGTCAGGCGCCGCGAAAGGGGCGGCCCTCGGTGCCGGGTCTGCCGTCGTCAGCCTTGCACCGTACCCGCCGTACATCGCAAAGGGTGCAGCGGTGGGGGCGGTCGTGGGAGCAGCGAACGGCCTGGCCAGGAACCTCACCAGATCAGACCGGATCAAGGCCAAGATCGCCGAGATCGGATCGACCGAGAAAAAGGTCGCGTCCATGGTGAAGAAGCTCGGCGGGACGGAGAGGACAAAGGCGGACGTGAAGGGCGACGCCCTGCACATCACGGTCGTGAACTCCAAGGGCCAGAAGTCGTTCAACGTCGACATGACCAAGAGCACGATCACCGTCTACCCACGCAGCCAGACCGGGAGGCTCAGCGACGCCGAGATCTCTCGGGTGAAGTCCATCGCCAAGGCTTCCGTGCCCAAGACCACCGAGATCGTCGTGAAGTCCAATTCGCAGGCCTACGTCGTGAAGCTCATCAAGAGCGGCTTCAAGGTTCTCGCAACCACGGCCGGCGCTCTCGTCGCGGCGTACGTTGTTCCAACGGTCGTTGACGTCGCAGCCGGCGATATCGCGCACGCGGTGAGAACCCGCAGAGGGAAACGCTGATGCAGAGCGGCGACAAGTGCCCGAGATGCACCGGAAGAATGCGGACACGCACGAGCAAGAAGTGCGGTGACGAGCAGGTCCGCTATCTCGAATGCCCTCTGTGCGGCAGCCAGGCACGATCGATCGTTCCGTCCGCCGAAGTCTGGAGACGATCGGCCGGCGTGAAAAAAAGTTGTATCGTACAAAAATAGTCTCTTCGGGCTGTCGCTTCCTTTTGCATAGGTTGAACGTGTCGCCACAAAGTTGGCTTCACGAATCACAACCGCAAGGAAGCATCTCTCATGGCAGCGTCGAACAAAGTCAAGGCTCTTCTTGACGAGCTGGCGTCGGTCCTCGCCGAAATGGGCGCGATGGGCGACGAGCAGCCGCCCGCAGCCGAGCCCGCCGGCGACGAGTCTCAGATGCCCGAGAACCCTGAGAAGTCGTCGTATGACGAAGGGGCTGAGGAGCCCGACGAAGAGGCCGAGATGCACAAGCAGAAGAAGCTCCGCTGCCTCTGCGAACGTGCCGAAAAGCTCCGCGACAGCATCAAGTTCTACGAGGGCGTCGCCGCCCGCGAGCTGGAGATGCGATCCGTCATCGACAAGGCCGCTCCGGCCTCTCCGTCCAATGCAGCCAACACCCAGAAGGAGACCCGAAGCGTGTCGATCTACCACAATCTCCCGGGGGCCGGTCGGCTCAAGGGCTTCAAGGGCGGCAACGCCGAAGAGCGGGCCTACCGTGCCGGCATGTTCTTCCGGGCCACTCTCGCGGGCGACCAGACGGCCGCCCAGTGGTGCCGTGAACACGGTGTCGCCGGCGTCGAGAGTCGTGCCCTCGGCGAGAATGTCAACTCGCTCGGCGGTGTGTTCGTCAACGACGAGATTCTCAACGAGATCATCGTCCTTGTCGAGCAGTACGGTGCCTTCCCTGCCGCCGCTCGCAACGTGAACATGGCGTCCGACACGCTCATCGTTCCTCGCCGCGTCGGTGGGCTCCAGGCCTACTTCGTCGGTGAGAACACGGCGATTCCCGATTCCGACGCCACCTGGGACCGCGTGCAGCTCGTGGCCAAGAAGGTCGCCGTCTCGAACCGGATGTCGAGCGAGATCCTCGAAGACGCGTCCGTTATTAACCTCGGAGACTATTTGGCAACGGAGACTGCGAGAGCCATCGCAATCCTCGTAGACCGAGTGGGCTTCGTCGGAACCGGCGCCGGAAATGACGGCGGAATTGTCGGAGCGGCCACGAAGCTCAACGACGGCCAGCACAGCCAGTCACTCGTGACGGCCGCAGCCGGCCACGTGAGTCTGGAAACGCTGACCATCGACGACTTCATCGCTGCGGCTGGCCGAGTCCCCCTCTTCGCCCGCGCCAACGCTCAGTGGTACTGCTCGCCGGCGGCCTACTCGTCCGCTGTCCAGCGGCTCGGGCTGTCGAGCAATGTCGGCACCATGGCCGGCGGCAACACCCAGGACAACCTGACCCAGGCTCCGGAGCTTCGGCTGCTCGGATACAAGGTCAACTTCGTGCACACGATGAACAACACCCTCGGGAGCGATCCCGGTCAGATCAAGTTCATCCTGGGCGACATGTCGCTCTCCTCGATGTACGCCACGCGGCGTGGCCTCCAGCTCCGCACGTCGGTCGACCGCTACGCGGAACTCGACCAGACGCTGCTCGTGGCGTCGACCCGGTTCGATTGCGTGACTCACGACTGCGGCAGCAACACCGTTGCCGGCCCGATCGTCGGTCTCCGCACGGCCCTTGCCTGATCCTGAGTCTGGATACCACACACACCCCTCCCTGGAGTAGATAGAAGTGAATCACCTCGAAGGCACGAAGTCGGCCACCAAGATCTCTGCGAGCGTCGCCACCAACGCGACTCACTCTCACGAGATCGACACCCTGGGATTCGAGTACCTGTCGGTTGACGTGGCGATCTCCCCGTTCGCCACGGCCACCGCCTCGTACGCGAGCGTCCTCAAGCTCCAGCAGAGCGACACCGCCGGCTCCGGCCAGGTGGACGTCAGCGGCATGGCGGCTGTCATCGGGGCTGGCTCGACCACGGGGGCCAACGTCGGCGCCGTGGCTCGGTTCAACCTCGACCTCAAGGGCGTCCGTCGGTACGTGACGGTCGTCTGCACGCCTGGCGGGACCGCCGCCGTTGCTGTCGCCTCGTCCGCTCGGCTCGCCCGGGGCGTCGAGATGCCGATCACGGCCAGCGGTGCCGGAGTCAACAGCTTCGTCAGCGGCTGATCACGGTCCAATTTCCATGCTGTAGGAGGTATGGAGACAGTGCTCGATGCGAGTGATCGTTGGCAATGTTGAACACGACGTGAAGGTTGCGGCCTGCATGTCGGTTCCAAGACTGGGCTTCCAGGACAACTTCTTCTGCGCCTTCTCGGCATTCAGTCCCCACGGTGTGAATATCACCAAGGGGACTGGTGCTTTTTGGGACCAGACGATGACCAGGATCCTGTCCGACCTCTCGAAGGAAGAGGCCGGAAACGATTTCGTGGTCACGATGGACTACGACAGCGTCTTCGAGCCGGACTGCCTGACCAGGCTCTTCTCGGCGATGCTGATCAGCGGCGTCGATGCGATCGCCCCGCTTCAGACGAAGAGGGACGACAAGACGTTGATGTTCACGCCGGCAGGCATGACGGGGAACGGCCCGACGGAGATCACGCTCGATCCGGAGTGGTTTACAAAACAGGCCCAGCCGGTCGACACGGCCCACTTCGGCTTGACCATCATCCGCACGGCGGCCCTGCGTCGGATGAAGAAGCCGTGGTTCATCGGCGTGCCGAACGAAGAGAACGACTGGGGCGAAGGCCGCGTCGATCCTGACATATTCTTCTGGCGCAAGTTTCGAGAGGCCGGCAACACCGCTGCGGTGTGTCCGCAGGTTTCGATCGGTCATGCGGAACTCGTGATCACCTGGCCAGACCAGAAGCTCCAGGCGATCCATCAGTACCCGACTCACTTCTGGAACGACGGCGGACGGAGACCACCGGAGGCGTGGGGATCCGAAGACCATTCGAGGAAGAGCGGCAATGGTTGACAAAGTCAAGATGCTGAAGGACTGGGGCTGGAACAAGGCCGGAGACGTCGTCGAGATCTTCTCGCCGATGGCTCGACAGTGGGTGTTCGACGGCATCGCCGAGTACGTGAAGGCCAGCCGTTCCGAGCAGAACGTCGTCGAGGCCGCCGTGGCCCCGACCGCGAGCGTGGAGTACGCGACAGAGCAGAACAGGGGCAAGCGACGTTGAGCCGCGCCTACCGTTACTACGAAATCACCCAGCGGGGGAACCTCCGGTACCGGTCATTGACCCGGGCGGCCGGCCCCCTGGTTGAGCCCGTGTCGGTGTCGGAGGCGAAACAGCACCTCCGCATCGACCGCGACTTCAACGATGACGATTCGTACATCCAGGGCCTGATCACTGCCTCGCGGTTCTATGCAGAGACCTACTGCGACCGCACTTTCGTCCGGTCTCAGTGGCGGATGGCTCTCGACGTATTCCCCCCGTGGGACATCGAGCTGCCGCGTCCTCCGATCTACCCGGGCGACACGCCGGTGGTGACGTACATCCCGTCCAACGCCGTCTACGAGCCGATCCCGTACGACAACTTCAGGATCGATCGCGACTCTACGCCGCCGTGCATTCGGCCGCAGTGGAACCTGTACTGGCCCTCGGCGAGAGGTGCCGAGAACGACGTGATCGTGACCTGGTGGGCCGGCTACGGCGACGGCGCCGACAGCACGCCGCAGCCGGTGAAGAACGCGATGATGTTCATGCTGGCTCATTGGTACGGCACACGCGAGGCGGTCGTCCAGGGGGCGATGAACCCGGTGCCGATGGCGGTCAACCTGATGCTCGGGACGATCTCCTGGGGGCAGTACCGGTGAACTTCAGGGCCGGAGAGTGCCGCGAGTCAATTCGCATCGAGCAGCCGGTCAAGTCGACGAACGCCTACGGCGAGGTGACCCAGACCTGGGCCACATTCTGCACGCGGTGGGCCAAGATCGAGGGCAAGCAGCTCGACGAGTACGTCAACGGCGAGCGTGTCCGCACGGTCGGGACCCACATGGTGTCGTTCCGTCCGTTCACGAACGGCCTCACCAACGACATGCGAATCGTCTGGGTCAGCCGATCCCCGAGCCGGACGCTCGACGTCGTGAACATCACGGAGATCGGCAACCGCGAGGGGCACAAGCTCACCTGCAAGGAGCAGTCCTCGTGATCACGATCAGGCTCGAAGGCGTCGACGAGGTCTCTGAGTCCGTGCTGGCCATCGCCGAAAAGATGGGCATCGCCAGGTCTCTGGAGGCGGTCGCCGAGCGGTTCGAGGACAGGCTCCGCGCAGCCACGCCGGTCGGCTTCAGCGGAGACCTCCCGTCGTCGGTCATGTCGTTCCCGAACGACGACGCGATCTCCGTCGGCTACGAGAAAGGCGTCGAGACGGCCGGCCCGAAGAGCGTTCTTCGCCCCGAGCCACCGACGCGAAGAAGCGTCCTCTTTTCGGCCCAGTCGAAGAGGAAGCGGTGGATCACCGCCGGCGAACTTGAAGTGATCATGGAGGAAACCGCCGAGTCGTTCTCGGGCGAGGTCCTCGAAATGATGTCGAAGGGAACTCGCGATGTCGGCGTCTCCTGAAATCCTCATCCGCGACAGGGTCGCGTCGGCCGCGCCGACCGCCGGTGTCTACCCGGTCATGGCCGTCCAGAACGCTCCGTTCCCGCTGATTGTCTATCGCCGCACCGGCACCAGGCGGGAGAAGGGGCTCGGGGGCACGTTCCCCGTCCCCGTCGGCACGTTTGCTGTCGCGATCGTGTCGGAGTCTTACTTCGAGTGCAAGGACCTGGCCACCGCTGTCAGGGGATCGCTCAACAACTTTACGGGTGAGGGCGGAGGGGCGAAAATCATTACATCGGCCCTAGCGTCAGAGAGCGACAGTATGGAGCCTCCGCTCGAAGGTCGTGGCAAACCGCTTTACCGAGTCGACCAGGTGTACGAGATCAGATTTCAGGAATAGTCCTAGGAGGGACTGACACATGCCTTACGAACCGTCGCAGGGGATCAAGTTCGCGTTTGGTGGGACCGTCTTCACCTGCATGTCCATCCAGGCGTCCAAGAAAACGCCCGAGATCGACGTCACGGGGCTGGAGTCGCCGAACGGTTCGTACCGCTCGTACCGCCTCGGGCCGATCCGCGATGGAGACGAGCTGTCGATCGACTTCATGGGGCTCACGCTCCCGCAGATGACCGCGACCGGCCAGATCACCTGGACGATCGACGGCAGCGGCTCGAACGCCGCGTTCACGGCGGGCCTCCCCACGGCGGCTCTCTGCACGTCGGCTCAGGTCTCGGCCAAGGTCGGCGAGCTGATCTCCGGCAACGCGACGTTCCGGCTCACCCTCAACTGACACATGCCATTCATCGAGCCCCGCCCGAGCACTGTAAGACTTTTGTGGGGCTCGATTGAACTCCAGGCAACTGGAATGCAGTACAGCCGGTCCGCCGCAGGCGAAGTCGACATCACGTCGATGGGCATTGTCGGTGGGTCGGCTGAGACTGTCGTGCAAGACGATTTCGATTCCGGTCACGTCATGGTCGTCAAAAGCATCGACTACGGCGTTCTGGACCCGGGCAGTTTGAACATTGACTACTACGACGTGGGGCAGCTTACGGAAGCACACGTCGGAATGAAAAGACGGCTGGTTGTTGTGGGGTCGCCGGAGGACACGGCCCCAGCTCGCCTCGCGTTCCTTTCGGAACTCGGCAGCCAGTACAAAGTCGGCGAGTTCGTACTTGGAAACGCGACGTTCAAGTTTACAGATCGATAGTTCTCCAACGTAGAGGCAGAAGAAGATGGCGATCCTGACGAAGGGCCAGATCCTGGCCGCGAACGACAAGAAGCTGATCGAAGTCGACCTTTCGGGCGACGGCGAGTGGGGCGGTTCGGTGATGATCCGCGTGATGAGCGGCGCCGAGCGAGACCGGTTCGAGTCGGACTTCGTTGGCGGCAACAAGTCCGTCGACAACGTCCGGGCGAAGCTCGTCGCGAAGTGCGTGTGCGACGCAGACGGCGAGCGGCTGTTCTCCGAGGCGGAGATCCCGCAGCTCGGCGAGAAGTCCGCCGCCGTGCTCGACAAGCTCTTCTCGGCGTGCATGCGGCACAACCGGTTCACCAAGGAAGACGTCGACGAGCTGGGAAAAGCCTCCTGAGCAGGCCCAGGAGACTGTTCGAGTTCAAGCTCGCGCTTGCACTCGGACGGTCTCACAGGGAGCTGCTCGAAACGGTCGATGCGGCTGAGCTGGCGGAGTGGGAAGCGTTCGATTCGATCATGCCATTCGGTGACGAGTGGCGGCAGTCGGCAAGGATCGCCACCGTCGTCTGCACGGCATGGGGCGCCAAGAACCTCGATGAGGAGATGCTCATGCCTTCCTTCCGCAAGCGACAGCAGACGCCTCTGGAGATGATGGCCGAGTTGGCGAAAGCGAAGAGGTGATCGATGGCCACGATTGGCACCATCACGACCGTCTTCGATTCCGACCTCAGCGGTCTCCAGAGAGGAACATCCGACGCGTCGTCGCTCCTGAGGGGCCTGGTCGCCAGCGTCGAGCAGATCACGGATCAGCTTGAGCTTGCATCCGAATCGACGGTGGCCGTCAGGGCCGCAGTCGACACGAGCGAGGTAGAAGACCTCGGCGAGGAAATCGAGAGGCAGGCCCCGACCGTCCACGTTCATGCCGATGCCTCGGAAGCCGTCGCTGAAGCGTCCCGGGCGAGCCAGGCCCTCGCCAGGATGCGGGAGACGTTCACCGAGATTGCAGCCGCTGAGCAGCCGCTGAGCGGCATCTCGGACACCATGCGGGCCGTCGGGGGGGCAGCCACCGCAGCCGGGGACGCCATCGAGCTTTCCGTTTCGGGCGGGAGCTGGGAGCGATCGTTCGAGGCTGCGATCGTAGCGGCCGGACGATACCGTGTCGCCTTGGCCGCCGTAGGCACCGTGGCGGCCAGCGTCGCGGCCTCAACGGGAGGCTTCACTTCCGTCATCCAGGCGTTGCGAGGAGACGTGACAGCCACCAGGGCAGTCATAGCAAGCCTCGGTGGGTCCTTGTCCGGCCTTGCAGCAGGCGCTGCCGTGTACGCGGCCGCCATGGGCGTTGCGAGGTACGCAACCGCCGGAATGAACGAAGAGGCTCGCGGCTACGTCGACAGCGCCGTGCAAGCCGCTGCGGCGGGGACTGCGTTGTACGCCAGCACGAGGGCCGCCGCCATCGGGCTTCGGGCGTTTCGAGAAGCGGCAGGCGACTCTGGCGGCATTGCCGGAGTAGTGGCCGGCGGATTCCGCCGGATGGGCGAACAAGCGAGAGCGACTTCGGGGCCAATCGGCGACGTCGCGGGCGTTCTTGGAGATCTGTTTGCGGCCATCGAACTCGTAAGCGTGGCCGCCGACGACCGGGCGTCTTTGAACACCTGGATTGGAACAGCCCTCCGGCTCGGCGCAACTTCCGCAGTTTTTGGCGCGTTGACGGGCGCCGTCTACGGCTTGGCCAATGGAGGCATGGGGCCGCTCGCGGGAGCAGTCTCCGGAGCGTCCGCTGCGGTAGAGAGGTTCGTCGGGATCCTTCCGTCGATCGCCATCTACTCGGCCGCTGCGGCCGTCGCCACTGGTCGCGTGCGTCACGAGATGCACCACATGGCCGGCGAGATTGTCTCGATTCGCAATATGGCAGACCGATTCGGCATGGCTACCCAGCAGGTCGAGGAGCTGCGTTACGCGGCGTCGATCGCCGGCGTGAGCATGTCGCAGCTTGCGAAGGGCCAGCAGCAGTTCTACTCGTCTCTCTCGAAGATTCGCATTGGCCAGATCAACACGGAAAATGTACGAGAGGCGAAGCTGGCTTTTGACAAGCTCAACATCTCCGTGGCAACCCTGAAGGCAGAGAAGCCTCACGAAATCTTCGAGATGGTTGCCGAGGCCCTGAACAAGATCGAGGACCCGGCCGACAGATCGGCCATCGCGTTCGATCTGTTTGGAAAATCCGGCGTCAACATCCTTCCGGCCCTGAAGAACATCAAGAGGGCCAAGGAGGAGGTCGAGAGGCTCGACGTCACGACCAACAGCCTCGATTTTGCTCGGGGCGAAGAGATGGCTGCTTCGTTTTCAAGGCTTGAACGGGCTTCGGCAAGTTTCGGTGAGGCAGGCCTGACCGGCTTCCTTGAGCTTACCGTTGGCATCAACAACTTTCTCGCGGACGTTTTGGGCGGCTTCGCCACGCTCAGTCAGAACTCTGGCTCTCTGTTTGCCGACATGACGGAGCCCCTGGCTCAGGTGATCGAGGTGTCCGGTCGAGTCATAAACATCCTTGCCCGCATGGCCGCCGCGTTGATGAAGGTCACCGCCGCGCTGTCGAACTTCCCCATCGCCGCGAGGCTCGTCCAGGTTCTCGGAGAGTACGCAAGGCAGGCGATGGTGCCAATCGAGGCGCTCGCGGACACTCTCAACGAGATTGCTGCGATCACGTACGACTCAATGGTTCCAGAGTATTTCTCCGCCGTTGCCAAAGCGACAAGCGGCGCTGCCGAAGGCGCCGAAGGCGCCGCTGAGGGGATGTCGCCCCTGGTGAAAGCGATCCAGGAAGCGGCAGTCAACTTTGCGATCGGAATCGCGTCAGCAGCCGCGTTCACGATTGCGATGATGCCTCTTGCCCCTTTGTTTGGAGGCCTTGAGGCAAGGCTCTGGACCTTAGCCCAAGCGACTTGGACTTGGATCAGAAGCCTCAGCGTGGGCTCCGTCATCCAGGGGGCAGTCCGGCTCATTCGGCTCCTCACCATCGATCTCGTTCAGTTGGCAGCGCAGGCGCTTCTCACGTCGATCAGCTACGTCGCCGCGATGGTGCGAATGGAGGCAGGAAGCGGAACTCGCATTCTCCTTACGATAAGACGTTTCGTGATGCTGGGCGCCACGATGGTGTACACGCTCGTCACCACGACAGCCATCGCCGTCGGGCAGTTCCTGCTCGGGATGGCCAGGATGGTATTGTCAGTGAACATGGCGTCGATTGCGATGGCCGCGTCCTGGGTTGTTGCGACTCTCGGCATCGGGCTTTTGCTGCTGGCCGCGTACGAGATCTACAACAACTTTGACGCCCTGACTGACTATTTCTCCAACTGGCAAGAAAACCTCGCAAAGCTGTTTACGTTTGATGGAATGAGGGAGGCTATCAAGGGTATCGCCGACTACTTCAAGGGAATGTTCGTTGGCGCAGTAAATGCCACCATTGGGTTTTTCGGAGGCATGGCAGGAAGAATCGCAGCCTTGTGGGGAGGGATCGAAGAGCCGAAGGCAATCGACTCCGCAAAAGCCAGCGCCGAGGACATTGCAAAGAGCCGACAGGAGTACGCGGACGTCGCCGCAAAGAAGCAGAGAGCGATCAACGATGCGGGGTCGCAAATTGGCGCCGTCTTTGGGTTCGAGTACGAATCGGAACCAATCAAGAGGTTCGTGGAGGACCAGGAAGAAGTCAAAGCTGCCGTGGGTCGGTCAAGGGACTCGATGGACGAGCTGTTCGTCGAGTCGGGCAAGTTTGGCGACAAGGCGGAAGAGGCGTCGCAGAGAGCACTCAAAGAGTTCAACAATCTCCAGGAAGAGTTCAGGAAGTCTCCAGAAACAGGCAGTCCAATGTCTCTGGAGGAGTTCGAGAAAAGGGCCCAGAAGATTGCCGAGGAGACTAGGGAGAACTTCACGCTGTTCTCAGACGAGGACGCAGCAACAGCCCTCAAGAAAAACCGAGAGTTCTTCAAGAGCCTCAACAGCTCCGTCAAGGATTTTGCGAAGTCTGCCCGCGAGGTTTCGTCTGGAACGATTGTCGAGGGGCAGTTTTTCCCAACCTCCCAAGCGATCAAAGAAGAACTGGCCCGTGTTCAGGACGAATACGAAAAAGCGGTCGCTGACATCCAGAGGAAGAAGCAGAAGGGCCAGTTTGGGTCCGGAGAAGCCGGCGACGAGAACGCTGCCATTGCCGTTGAGGAAGCCCAGCGAGCCCAGAAGCGATCGATGGACGCCATCGGCAGGGACACCGGCTTCGCCGACGAGATCCGCAAGAAGCTCGAAACGGCGTTTCTGTCCGGCCCCGAGAAGCTCGAAAAAGAACTCGAAAAGATCGCCGACAACAAGTCCCTGAACAAAGTTGAGGCGGCCCTGGCGGCTCAATCCGCGAAGAAAGAGTACGCGGAGGGACTGTTCGGAAAGAGCGTCGGCAGCGAGTTCAAGGACAAGTCGAACAGCGTTCAGTTTCTCGACCAGTCGAGACAGCGGGGCGCATCGCTGTCTCTGGCGGCCGAGGGACGGTCAGCACTCGGGCTCGACGAGGACCTTGGCAACACCATGGCGATCGGCGTCGAGAAGATCAACGACATGTTCGGCCAGGCCGGCAAGTCGGTGAACGACGCCAGGGCGGCCCTGGCCGGCATGCCAGGCGATCTCGCCCTCTACGACGAAGCCATTGCGAAGAACCGCGAGAAAGTTCTCCAGTCGGTCGGAGTCGAAAAGTCCGGCATCGAGAAGCTCAAGGAGCTGAACCAGAAGCTCGCGGCCGTCGGGGCTACGCAGACCGAGACGGACGAAGCGATGCGGAAGGCCACGGAAGGCTTCGTGTCGTCGCTGGGAGTCACGAAGACCCCGCTTGAGGATTTCCAGATCGCTTCCTCGAACATCGCAGAGCAGTTCGGCATGGCCGGGCTGTCTCTCGACCAGGTTCGCATTCGCCTCAACGGAAACGCCGCACAGCTTGGCCTGTTCGAGCGTGCCGTCAAGGCCGCCAACGAGGGGCTCCTCGCGTCGGTGGGGATCGAGAAGACGCCGGCCGTAGAGTTTGCGGAGATGATGAAGAAGATCACGGAAGCCGGCGGGAATCTGACCGCTGAGCAGAAGCAGCTTGCCGAGTCGACCGCGAAGCGAAAGCGGGACGAAGCCCTCGGGGCCGGCGAGACGTCGGCAAACTTCAAGGCCAGGTTCGACGACCAGCAGAAGCGGCTCGAAGAGGCCTACGGCAAGGACGGCAAGAACGCCCCAGAGGAGTTCGCCGCCGGCATGCGGGCCCTGATGAAGACGCTCCCCGGCGGCCAGGACAGCCCTCTGGTCAAGTTCCGTGAGGATCTGGCCAAGCTCAACGCCTCGGGGATCGGAGGCCGCGAATACGCCGAGCGAAAAACGTCGCTCCAGGCAGAACTTCAGGATTCCCTTATGCCCGCCCTTCAGTCGGTGATGCCAGACCGCCGCCAGGCGGAGGGGGCCGACACCCGCAGCAAGGCCGGGGTCGACACGTTCTTCCGGATCCTTCGCGGAAACG